TCAGCGCCCTTAACTTCTTTGGTCTGTTGAAGTGAGCGAGCGAGCGCTCGAGCGTACTTGCTACCGATCGAACCGTACAAGCCGTCCTCTTCCGCTTCCTCAGTGATCGAGAAAGCCAAAGCGATCGTCTCATGCGTGTATCGGGCAACGTAACTCTCTGCCCCCTCGTCGTACGCGACACCCTCACCTTCAGGCTTGACCGGTGCTGCGTCGAAGCCAGCGAGCAGGACATCTTCCTCGAAGGCCTTGACCGACCGTTCGATTGCGAAAAGATATTTCCACTCTTCGGGGTAGCGTGCGTACTCCATGCCGAACACCGTGTTCAGCCCTTCCTGCAGCTGCTTCCTAAAGTCAGCGCGATTCATAGCCATGTTGCGTCTCCTTTAAGTCGCAGTCACGAAGGACCTGTTCTCATGTAGGTTTATGAGAACCAGGGCGTCCGCAAACTCGCCAAAGTCGTTGTTGACCGCGGGACCAGCAAGCCCCAGGATCTTCAGTGGCCCGGTTGTACCTAACCCACTCGAGTCAAGTTCAAAGCCACTACGACCTGTGAAAGCATTCCCCGCACCAACTAGATAGTCGCCTATTTGGCCGACATCTATTGCAGCTAGTCCGGCAACGCCTGATACCTGGATCACGAATCTCATGTCGGGATCGTCGTATACCAGCGCCTCTACCGGGCTGCGGGGGTCCTGTTGTGTAACTGTGTTTGCTATCCAGCGTGGCCGGAACTGCTGTTCGCCATTCGCATCGACGTAGCGTACGCCTGCGAACACGCCTACGGCGGGATCGCTTGCTCCACTCACATCAATGAAAGCACGACCATTGAGGTCGCTTGCTGAACCCGTCGTACTGACCGGGTCACCCGAAAAGATATCGTTCGGATGTTGATCGGCAATGGCGTAAGCGGTCAGCCTGCCAGGCGTCCCGCCAGTTCCATGTATCACTGGACTCAAACCATTCGGTCTGTCCACGTTCATTCGGATATGCCCTCCGCTATCACGTGATGGTTAGTTAATTAAAAGTCATCGTCGGCAGCCGTTACTTGCCTGGCTGTCCCCTGACTGACCTTCACCCTGGAGCGCGACTGCGATCGGATATTTCCGAAACCGATATGGTCATCGCTGTGCACTCCCTTGACTTGCCGTTCGACCGCGCCTGTCTGCCGAGCTTGCTTGCGCTTGTAAAAGCGCTCGCGTTGCTGAGCGACACGTTCCGGCATTTCCATCAGGATCAAGTCCTCTGCGCCGATGTAATCCCCGTCGCCCAGGCTGTCGTGTTGGATGATCGGCAGTGAAAGACCACCCATGGCCGAAGCCTTGACTGGTCGCCATCCCTCACGCATTGCCTTTCTTAGGCGAGCGGTGTCTCGGACGTTTCCAAGACGTATCCGAATCCAACGCTGAACCATGCCCGGCCGTGCCGGCGGGGCTTCAAGGTCTGACGGCCTGACCCACTCGGTGACCTCGTTATCGAGATCGGCCGTGTAGTCAGATGCCGCTGCTTGGTCGGTGTTTTCATCATGTGGTGCCTCGTGCCCTGATCCGGCTGGGTGCACCATCTGATCGCCAGTGTTTCTCTGGCCAGTCTTCTCAGCTTTGCGGCGCTCGAGAGCGTCACGTCTGCCTTTCTGCATTTTCTCAACCGCTGCCTTTTGGGCAGGAGTTCTTTCGGGTTTCTCTGTCTCAACTGCCTTCGGATCGAAATCATCCTCGGCGCCATCGACGTCAACATCAAACACGCTATCGCCTTGACCAGGGTTCATGACGCTCTCCTTTCTGCATCTCGCTTGTTGGTTTCGGCCACCTGCTTGGCGTACTCGGCACAGTGCTCAGGGTCCTGGGGATCCAGGTGAAACCTGACCATGTTGGCCTTGTGCGCAGCAGTCAGCACGACCTTCTTCCCGCCTTGACCGTTGTCCCCGCGGCGTGTTGACCGTCGCTGCCCACCGGCACCGCCGGGTTGCGCAACAGGTGACTTGCCACGTTTTTTGCCTCGACCTTCACCGGGATCGAGATCGATATCGATATCGTCCGGATCTATCTCGCGGAGGCCTTCGAACTTCTTGTCAAAGTTATGGTTGAAGCGAGTCCAGTAGCCATCGCTGTTCGGATCGAAACCCATCCCAACGAGTTTTTTGTCAAGCTTCCTGGCGTATACGACTGCATCTTCATGGTCCGGATCTGACCACCATTCCTGGTTGTCCCGGATGAATTGCATAGCGCGTTTGTTGGCGGGCTGATCTGCCCGTTGCTGGTCAGCGTCCAGGTCCTCGATGATTGACACAGAGGCCTCGGCAGCAGCCTGCTTGGCCTGCTTCTCGCTGTTGAGTGCGATCAGTTCAGAGTTCAGGCTGGCCTGGGCTTTGGTATCGCCCTCCTCCATTGCCTGTTCCATCTTAGCGGTGAGTTCATCCTCACGACTACCGTACTCTTCCTCGATAAGATCGATTTCCTTGCCGGCCTTCAGTTCCGCGACTTCCTGCTTTAATGCGGTGACTTCGGTGGCAACGACATCGCTGGCCTGCTCGAGGTCCTGCTCTAACTGATCTGTTCTACGTCGCGCATCAAGCGCTTCGCGTCGTGCGTCTTTCGAGCCACCATCCTGATTGTCTGCAGGTGTTCCACCGGCATCATTCTCAGCGGCGCTCACAGCTTTGCCAAGATCTTCCTCATCGAGGTCGACCTCCACAAAAGCCTCGTCCGGATTCTCAGGGTCCTCGACCATGTCCCCAAACCCGGCGGCAGATACCGGCGTGGATTCACGGCGGATATCTTCGAACTCGTAGTCGAATTGTTTCTTAGGCATGCTGCCCTCCAGCGGCCTGTGCACGAAACTTACAGCGATACGCGCACGTTGTCACGATGATTAGATCGCTAACGTATCGAGTCGCTCCGGCTCATCTGTCTCGCCCCACATTTCGGTGTCGGTGATTTGTACGAACTGCAGGCCGTCAATCGTTCGAAAACGAGTGCCGGCGTTCTTGTAGAACACTACCTTGTCGCCGAGCTTCGGGTTCTTCTCGTCGCTGAGCTTAAGCCCTGCGCGAGTCTTCGCCTTGTAAGCCAGACGTCCTACCGCAACCACCATCCCGGTGTACGTCAGATACGATTCGATGTCTCTGCTTTCGCGAATGAATTGGAAACCCCACTCGGTGGCCTCCTCCGGTTCGCGAATCATGACAAGGCATCGCCAGTACAACGGTCTGAACGGTACGTGCGGTGCGCGTGGCGTGTGCCACGGCCGCAAGAAATTCCGCAACCGAACTTGCCATCGTCTCTGATCTGCGCACCATTCTTCGATTTCATCGTATATGGCATTAGCTGCCTTCGCTTTCGTGTCTGATGCTACGACCAGGTCAACGACTTGTTCAGCGGTTTCGGTCATGTCGGTAGATCCTCCAGTTCATCTTCACCGTCATCGTCATCCGAGAGTCCCACGATAAAATCGCGCAGGTCACTGAGTTCCTGGTTGGCTCCGACCTTTTTCAAATACTTGTCGAAGTCCAGGCCCGTGTCCATCGCTTCGTGGTTGTCCGAGATCTTGCTATCGATGCGATTCAGAATGTGCCGTTTGTTCAATGCAAATAGCCCTCGTTACCAGGTAAGTGGCGGTTACCAGTCGGATGCGCCACCGTCCCCGGTCTTTTGGTTTTTACCCATGGCACCGACAGCGCCGTCATTCGACGGCTTGCTGCCATGTCCCATTGTGTTGCGAGCCATGCTAGATGTGGCCTTGTGAAGCTTCGACTTCTCTTCGCCTGACTCGCCCCCTCCTTGGATCTCGGTGCTCTTGGAATGGGTCTTGTCCGGCCTCCCGGCCGCCTTAGCCATTACTTCGCACCTTTCTCGTTCTCCATGCCGTCACCAGTCTTCTGGTTACCCATGGTGCCCTCGGCGGAGTCCTGCCCGCCGCCCTTCATCGAATCGCTGACTTTCTTTGCGCTTCGACCGGCATCCATCTCGGGATTCGGCTTAGGATACTTATCGTAGGTCGTACCCATGATTACCTCCTCTGATGTGCTGAACTTATCGGGTCAGCACTTACCGTGAAACTTCTCGCTGCAGCATCTCGTGTATCGCCTGCTGCTGCCCCTGGCCTCCGGCATATAGCCGGCGGATATAAGCCAGCAATTCCCGGAAGCCCATATTCATTTCCTTCGCTGCCGCGGCGAATGGCCGTGGTTGTAGCGGCGGTCGCACTCCCCTGCGCTGCAGGAATGCCCTGGCCGCTCTAATCTCAGCGGGCGTCGGCGCCGCCATCGGTCTTCTTCTTCTTCGGCGGCGGCCTGTTGGTCTCGCGCTCCGGAGTTCGTGACCTGGTGGCCGGCGCCTTCACTAATGCTTTGCGTTTAGCCGCGGCGAGTTTCTTCTCGCGCTCGATATCGGCTTCGTTCTCGTCGTCTTTGCGTGCCTCTTCTGCTTCGAATGCTGCCTGGGCCAGGTCCATTTCCTGCGCGTGCTTTTCGGCTGCCTGGCGCTGCTTCTCCTGGTGCTCGGCCTTCATGCGCTCGAGCTTGCCGATGGTCTCGGCATCCTTCGCGTCCTCGATGGCCTTGACCTCGGCCTCTTCTGGCGTAAGCGGTGGACCGCCCTCGGCAGCTTCCTTCTCCTGCTTCATCTGCCGCTGCTTGGCAGCGATGGCCTGGCTGAGCATCTGCTCGATCTCGGGTGGCAGATCCTCGGTCTCGGCCTCGTCGTACAGATCGAATGGCGGCAGTTCCATGCCGAGCATAGCTTCGACGTCCTTGCGATGTTGCGATACCAGGTGCTCCATCTTGTGCGACATGAAGACTGCCTCGACCTGCTTCCACAGATCCGGCTCGCCCATCGCCATCATCTCCCCGAACTGCGTGTGCACCGCTATGTGGGCATCATCGTCCTGGGTGGTCATCACTTGTACCGGCAGGCCGGTGGCCATCATCTGATTCTCACTGACCGGATCCAGGTTCTTCGGCGTTGTATCCTCCGGCAGCAGCGCCTCGACGTCGGGCACCTTGAGCGCTGCCAGCATGCGGCGATGCGCTTCCTTGCGTCCCTTCTCGCCGTACAGGTCCGGCGCCGACTCGACAAGCTCGAGCACGCCTTGCGACTGGGCGATGCGCTGCACGCTCGAGAAAATGTTCGGATCCGATACCGGGATAACGTCGACGCGGCCATCGAAGTCCTGCTTCAGCACTACCTTGCTCTCGCCGCCAAGCTCGTACGGGTACTCGTCCCGATCCATAAGCTCGTAATTCAGCTGCGCCATCAGCGTCAACTCTTCGCGCATCGCTTTATGCAGGCGCTTGTGGATGGCTGACTGTGGCTTGCCGGCCTGCTCGATCAGCGCCAGGGTGGTGCCGACAGGTCCGCGGTTATCGGCGCCGCCAGTGATCACCTCGGTGACGCCCATGAACTCCTTGCCACGCTGGATCAGGTTCTCGTAGGTGGTGGCCAGGGCTGGGCTTGGCTCTTTGACCGGCAGCGGCAGGAATGCCTGCTGCAGATCCTCAGGTGACATGTCGATGTCACGGAACTCGCCCAGCGTGAAGCGGTACTCGCCGCTTACCTTGGCCTTCTTGGACTTGAAGCCACCAGGGAGATTAGATAGCGCTGCCGTATCAAGTATTGCTCGTAGAGAGCCAGAGGCGGCTTTCGCCAGCGCGCCAATGATGTGGAGGTAT